AAATATCACAATTGGTATTGATATACAGTCTAATACTAGTAAAGAAGCTACACAAGCAGAACGATTAGGTGCTGCTCTTAAAGATGCTGCAAGTTCGGCACAAAAGATTAAAGTTCCAGTTAGTGCTGGATCAGCCCCTGCAACAACAGGTGTTCGGTCAGTTATGCAAAAAAGCCAGCCTGTTGGTGCTCAGGCTATGGTAGCCTATGGTCAACAACGTGGTACTGCTGGTGCAACAGGAGCAGAAGCACGTGATTTTGCACGTCAAAGTGAAGGTTTAAGCGGCTTAGTACGACTTTATGCAATATATGCCGCCAATGTATATGCGGCCGGAGCAGCTTTTCGTGCATTAAGCGAAGCCATGGATACAGCCAATATGGTTAAGGGATTAAACCAGTTGGGAGCTCAAAGCGGAGTAGCTTTAGGCAGTTTAAGTAAACAATTAGCACAAACAACCGGAAATGCTATTTCATTGCGCGAAGCTATGGAAGCTACTGCAAAAAGTACAGCGGCCGGGCTTAGTTCACAAAACGTTTTGCGACTGGGCTCCGCTGCAGCAAAAGCATCTCAGGCATTGGGCGTGGACATTACTGATGCTGTTAGCAGATTGAGCCGAGGTATTACAAAGTTAGAGCCTGAGTTGCTTGACGAATTGGGTATTTTTGTAAGAATTGACGAAGTTACTACAAAGTATGCTCAAAGTGTTGGCAAAACCGCAAATAGCTTAACTGACTTTGAACGTCGACAGGCATTTGCTAACGCAGTTTTAGATCAAGCCGAGAAAAAATTCGGCAGTATTAAAATAGATGCAAATCCTTTTAATAAGCTTTTAGCAACTGTAAAAGACCTGTCTCAAAATATACTAGAATTAATTAATACGGCTGTAGGTCCGTTAGTGAATCTTTTAGCATCTAGCCCTACAGCATTGTTAGGTATATTGGGCATGCTTGGGACGTCTTTGATAAAGAAAGCAGTACCTGCTGTTTTAGAGTTTAGAAAAGGTTTAGAGCAAACTGCCAAAGACTCCGCTGCTAGTGCTGCTGCACGGGCAGCAGAAGCTGTTGCTATACAAAAAGCAATAAATAAAGAGATTACTGATTTAGAAGCAGAAGCTGCTGATGCAAGAGTTGAGGCGGTTAATAAAGCTGAAAACAAGATATTAAGTTTACGAACAAATGGCCTAAATAATGCTAAATCAATATACAGACTGTTAGAAGAAACGCAAGATATCACAAAAATAAGCGATACTAGATTTAAGCGTACCGAAAAAGTAATTTCTGGACGTGAAGCACAGGGTAAAATTAGTAGAGAAGAAGCAGATGCTGCAAGAGAAGCTATCTCAACACTTAAAGATGCAAAAACAGCAGCTTTAAATTTTGCAGATACTGGACCTAAATTACGCCAAAATCTAGAAGACATGAAGAATGGTTGGGGTACTCTTGGACAGACTATTAGAATAAGTGCAGCTGCCCATAGAAAAGCAACCTCGGACATGATAGTAAGTAACGCAGCAAATACAGCTAGCACTTTGGGACTTACTACAGGCTTTAAAGTATTACAAGGTCAAATCAAAACTGAGAATATAACTGGACTTAGTAAAGCATTTACGTACTTAAAAGGTTCCATGGCAATAGTAGGTGGAGCTGCCGCTACTTTATTAGGTGCTTTAGGACCAATCTTAGAAATAATAAATTTAGTAGTTACTAGTGCAGGATTATTATATGGAGCTTTAACAAATACTGCAGAACAATCTAAGGCCACCGCAACAGCATTAGATTCTTTTAAAGACTCTGCTAATAATATTGATGCTACACTAACAGCAATATCTCAAAAACCAGTATTAGATCAATTCAATCCTCAGTCAGTATCTGCTAAAGCCAATGCTGTAGCTGGACTAGCGGACAGCCTAAGAAAAGTATTTGAAACTTCAAAAGCCGAATTAAAGGCTATGGCTGGTATAGATATAGCTGTTGATTTAGTAAAAATGCTATGGGGTGGAGATGTACAATCTAGGCTGGAAAGAACGATTTCTACAGGAATCGCTAAAGCATTTAAAGTCGCTGGTACAAATAGTGCCGCAAGCAAAACAGCTAGTGATTCTATAAAAAAATTACTTGGTACTACTAATGTAAACTTAAATTCAATAGAGTCTATACAAAAAGCATTAGGTAATCTAAGTAGTAGTGATAAAGCCGCTGCTATTGATAAAATTACTCAAGCTATCCAAGAACTGGGTAAAGAAAGCCAGGTATCTGCTGCAAAAACCGCTGAATTAGTTGATAGTTTTGCAAAAGTTGCGGAATCGCGTAGAAAAGTACAAAATGAATTTGTACCCAAAGATACTTTTAGCGAATACGGCTTAAACTTAATAGACACTTTTTTTAAACTTGATAAAGCACTACAAGATCCCGAACAAAAATTAAATGGCATAATTCTTTTATCTAAAGAATTAGGTACCCTACCTGTACCACGTGATTTAGTTATTGCAATGGAAGGCGTCGCAAAGCAGGCAGAAGAACTACAATATGTTACCGGGGAACTGCAGACTTTAGATAATGAAATAGAAAGACTGCAAGGATTGACCAGAGGTAAAGAAGTAATAATTGGAGTTAAATCTAAACAAATTGAAGGTAAGTCTGTAAAAGAAATTACTGACGAAATAGAAAAACTTCAGCAAAGAAAAGAAAGTCTTGGTGATGTACGAATCAATTTAATTACTTCTATACAAAGCGAGCAGAGAAAGGTAGATCAAGCTGCTATGGCTGTATATGAAACAGGTTCTCAAGTTGTATCAACAAGACTGGCTGCAGAATGGGCCAAAGCCGGTGCAACTGTTAGTACCGCTATTGCTAGCTTATTAGAAGGTACAAAATCTGGTGTAAAAATGCGTGCTGATGCTGAGCGTGCAGTAATTAGTGCACAAATTGCACAGATTAAATCGCAACAAGCGCTGATAATAGCTACTGAAGAAAATACTATTGCTCGAGAAAGAGCGACTATTATTGAAGAAAAAGCCCGGCTAGAGTTTTTAGGTAAAGAATTACCTGCAGAAAGTCAAACTCGTTTAGGGCAGCTTGATGCTCGTCAAGCTCAAGTAGATAAATATAGGGGTGGAAAAACCACTGTTATTAGTGGAAAAGATTTTGCTGGCGGCGTAGAAAAAATGGCTGCTATGAGTCAAGAAGCCACTAATTTTAGACTTTCAATGGAAGGTAGTAATGCACAAATAGCTCAATTAGGTGCACAATTACAAGCAATTAGTATACGAGAATTGGGCGAAAATACAAGAATAGACTTTGAAAGAGATAAAAAGGCACTAGAAAATAGACAATCAATATTACAAAAAGATCAACAGCGTTTTAATGCTAGCAAAGAGTTAAACTCCGAATTGAGTAAGTCGGGGCTTTTGGCTAAACAAGAACTTGAGATGAGTGCGATGCGACTTGCATTTGATGTACAGCAATTTGATTTAGCACTAAAAATCAAATTAGCGGAAGAATCGCTTGCTAGAACAAAAGACAAAGATGCACGTAAAAGAACGCTTGCTGATATTGAGGTATTTAAAACTCAACAAAATGGTCTAAAAACTAACCAACGGTTAGAGGAGTCTAATAAAAAATTAGCAGATATAAAAGAACAAATTACTACAGATGCTAAGATAGCAGCCCAAATAGAAAATGATAGATTTACGGCAGAAACTAGAAGTTTTAATAATCGAACTCAACAACTAGATAATGATTTAAAGTCACTGGAGTATAAGAAAGCTGCAGGAATTTTAACTGAAAAAGACTATTTGTTACAAAAAGGTATCTTAGACAATAGTCAGATAAGCTTAACTAGAGAGAGAGAAATAGCGGCCGCAAGGAAAGAACAAACACTTGCTTTGAATGAACAAGATGCAGCAGAAAAACGGTTAAATGAAGATAAAAAAGCCAGACAGGCCAGAGATCGTCAACAAATAGATGATTTGAAAAAGAGTGGTGAGCTTAAAGGCGAAGGACCTGCTGTTGTACAAACTACTGATGCAGAAGCACAAGCTCAAAAACTTATTGATGAGCAACGTGCGCGAATAAACAGTTCTTACAGTACCACAGTATCATTAGCCGATCAGGTTTATCAGTCCTCTGCTAAAAATCTACAACAACAACAAAGTCTAGCACTGTATCAAGACGCATGGAATACAGAACTAGCAAGATCGCAAGTTTTAGCTGATAGTTTAGCAGGTTCTTTTGGAAAAGTAGGTTCTGCTATTGGTGGCGGAATAATGGCTATCAAAAATCTAAATAAAGGTCAGTTAGAGTATAATTCCAAAATAAAAGAACAAAAGAGTTTGGCTGAAAAGGCTTTTGCATCAGCGGAAGCTTATGATATGACAGGCGACTCGGAAGCTGCAACAAGACAACGAGAGAAAGGCAACGAAGCACTTGAAAGGGCAGGTGAGTTAGAAAAAGATCGTCGACAGGATGAGTTAGCCGGTAATGCTAAATCTCTTAGTTCTTTAAAAACAATGTTTAAAGAAAAGAGTGCTGGATATAAAGCAATTGGAGCAATTGAAAAAGCAATGCATATTGCCAGCTTAGCTATGAATGCTCAAAAAATGATTAGCGAAGGTATAACCATGGTCACTAGCATTGGAGCTAGTATGGCTAAAGCAGGAGCCGCTGGTCTTAATGCTATTATGCAAGCTTTTGCAGCCCCTTTCCCTGTAGGATTTATTGCTGGTGCTGCAATGGCCGCAATTATTGGTAAACTGCTAGGCAAAGCTTTTGGAGCTAAAACTTCTTTTATGCCATCAAAAGAGCAGCGTCAAGAAACTCAGGGCACAGCTATGGGTTTTGATAAGGAAGGTAATAAAATTCAAGTTAGAACCGGAGTTTTAGGAGCGCCTGATCAAAAAACCGAAAGTATCTCCAAATCAATTGACATATTAGCAAAAAACAGTGAATTTTCTCTAGACTATTCAGACAAATTATTGCGGTCGTTTGAAAAATTGTCTGTTAGTATTGAGCGAGCTGTAGCAAATATTGCCGGTGTTAAAGGATTAACTCGCGGAAATATCGGTGATATTACAGAAGGCACTGAGAGAAGCTTTTTAGGATTTAGCAGAACTGTTACAACTATTAACGATAGTGGTATTAAACTTCGTGGTACTCTTGATGAAATCGTTAATGCCGGTAGAGGTGTTGTTGGAGGCTTTGCAGATGTAACCGAACAAAGTAGTTCTTTCTGGGGGTTATTCAAAGACACAGATAGGGCTGTTCGTGATGTAGGTCTTGACCCTACAACTGAAAAACTGGTTCGCGGAACGATTGCACAAGTTTATCAGACTGGACTAGAGCTTGGTAAAAAAGGTGGAATGACAGAAGCCGAAACGCGCTCTAAGATTGGCGGTATAGATGTTACTCAACTTATCAGTTTACGTGATTTAAAAGGCGACGACTTAGAAAAAGCCTACTCTACTGCAATGAGTCAAATATACGATGATATTGCCGAAACTCTGTATGGCCCAATTATTAAAAATTACGGAAAAATCTTAGAAGCTCCAGGAGATGCAGCAACTCGTATTTTAGATTCAAATGAAAAGATAAACGTTGCACTACGTCAAACAGATCCTTCGTTAAAATTACGTACACTTGGTTTTGATGTTACTGAAGCTATTACTGATAGTTTCGGTGGATTGGACAAGTTCTTGTCAAGCATTAGTAAATGGAACGATACTTTCTTGACCGATCAGGAAAAAGATGCGAATCGTCGTGATAAAGTTGGCAGACTGTTACAAAAATATAACATAACGGATTTAAAAGACAAAGAAACATACATCAAAATTGTACGTACCATGATTGAAAATAACGAGATGAACACAGATAAGTTTCGTGAATTCATGGAAGCTGGTGAAGATATTGATCAAATATTTTCTAGCTTAACGGAGACAATAAAAGAATCTACAGATAAACTACAAACTGCATACGATAAGCTTGCAGGTGCTCGGGATACCTTAAAAGACATTGTAAAAACAATGAAAGACTTTAAAGAATCGCTGCTTACTGGTGATAAGAGTGTGCTAACACCAGGCGAAAAATATTTACAAACAAAAAGTCGGTTTGAAACAACCCGTGACTTGGCAATGAGTGGTAATCTTGAAGCTATTAAAGAGTTACCAAATGTAAGTAACGCATTCTTAGATGCTAGTCGTATTATGTTTGCAAGTAGTGAGCAATATGTAAGTGACTTTAATACTGTTAGTGCTTCAATAGATAGTATTACCGCATTTAGTGAAGGTATGTTAACCGACGCAGAAAAAGCCTTAGAAGTTGCCAGAGGTTCCTATTCTGAGCTAGAAAAAATTAGCCTTAATACTGACTTAAGTAGAACGACCTTAAATTCTATGCTTAAAGAACTTGAGGCCGCAAAACAGGCTCGAGATTTTGCAGGTTCAAGTAGTATAACCTCAGCAGCAGCCGGCAATACTGCTCCAGTTTTAGCAACAGTATCCGCTGCTTCTAATCCTACAAGTTATAGCGCAATTACAAGTAGCTATACTGCTGGTCCTACTACTGGTAGCGGATCTATATTAAATGTACAACCAGAAGCTGCTACTTGGTTTAACGGGAACAGTTGGTATATGGAAACTGCAGCAACAGGAAGTAATTATATTCCTGAAGACATGCCTCTTTATGTACACCAAGGCGAACGTTTAATGCCTGCTGCTGATAATAAACAACTTATGAAAATGGTTAATGAGTACTCCGGTGGTGGTGGAGAGCTTTACCAGGAAGTTTGCAGATTAACCAAACAAGTTGAAACACTTACCAAAGTTGTAGCAGACGGAGCAATTATTAATGCTGAAGCAACTGATCGCAATACAGATGAACTGGCTAAAACGCTTCAAGAAGCCTCAGAAAAAGCAGCTTATGCCAGTAAACTTCAAAATAGGACTTCCATAGTATGACAACAGAAGCTCAGCTGATAACCTGGTTAAAAGGCTCTAACACTACCAGAGTTGTATTAGTGGAAATTGAGTCTGTGTTGGTAGGCGGCTCGCCTACCAACTTTAAGTTAAGCAGCCGACCTTATAGCGATACCGCCACTAACACACAATATATAGCGTGTGTTAGTGGAGGTGTTAGCTTTACTGAAAATATTAACTTGTCTGGAACACCCAGTATTGGATATGGAGATATTGAAATCTCTAACCCAATACTGAGTGACTATACAGGATTACGAGATGCTTGGCTAAACTATGTGTGGGGTAATAAAAAAGTAACTGTATTAATTGGAGACGTATCTTGGGTTCGCAGTGACTTTTATCCTATTTTTTCTGGCTTAATCAGAGACATTGATAGTAAAAGTCGTACAACATTAAATTTGTTGTTGGTAGATAACATGCAGCGATTAAATGTTGCTGTAAGTGACACGCTTTTAACGGGTATATATAGTACTGCGGATAAACTAATACCCGTTACTTTTGGCGAATGTTTTAACGTAACTCCACTGTTAATAAATCCAGCAACTTTAACATATCAGGTACATACAGGACAAATAGCAGAAATTATAGAAGTGCGTGATAATGGGGCTCCAGTATCTTTATTAGGCAATTCAGTTACAGGCGTTAATTTAACAGCCGGAACTTTTCAATTGGCTCGTAGTCCTTATGGAACTGTTACTTGTAGTGTAAGGGGCAGTGCACCAGCCGGTGCTTATAAGCAGTATATTGGTGAAATAATTCGCGACATACTTACAAATTATGGTGGCAAACTAACCGATGCCACTTATATCAACGCAACTAATTTTACCAATTTTGATACTGCTACTGCTTACAAGGTTGGAGCGTATGTTGATAGCAGACAAAATGTTTTAGAACTTTGTTACAAACTCGCAGCTAGTATTGGAGCTTACTTGGTGTTAGGTTTGGATGGAAAATTTAAATTAACTCAAGTAAAAAGTAACTACACAGCAGGCACTGGACTTCGCAAAGTTACTACTACAGATATGGAAGCCTCTACTTTTACACTTCGTCAAAAATTGGATGTTCAAGGCGCAATTAAGTTGGCCTATTGTAAAAATTGGACTGTGCAAGCTACGGGGCTTGCTGCAGGAGTGGCTGCATCAAGCACAACAGTTTTTGCCCGAGACTACTACTATATTAATTCAAAAGATACAACGGTTTTGTCAAATTACAGTCAAAGTCCAGAACCACCACCAATTGAAACACTGTTAATAGAAAAAACACCTGCTACAACTGAAGCCGATAGACTTTTAGCATTATATAAAGTTCCCCGTTATATTTATACTGGAGTTTATTACGGCCACATGCTAACTGCAGAACTTGGAGACACGATTGACGTCACACATCCACGCTTTGGATTAAGTACTGGAAAAACTGGTACTATTGTTGAAATTAATCGTGACTGGTTAAAGGGTAGAGTTACTTTAGGAGTATTTATATAATATGGCAGCATCTAATCAAGCAGATATTGAACTGCAAGCCACTAGTCCGCGACTGACTCTGGTTAATGATCCTTTAAACGCAACGCCTGCCGCAGTAGTTGTAACAGGTGATCAAGCATTTAAATTTTTAAGTGGTAGCACTAGTCCCACCGTTAACACTATTATATTAACAGCAACAGTTACTGGAGCATTAACTGTTGTAACTGCAACTTATCAATGGCAGTATTATAATACAACTACCAGCACTTGGACTAATTTAGGTGTTCCTAG